TTTAAAAAATACCATTTCTAGTTATCAAATGTTTGATAATATTAAAGTTATTGTTAAAAAAATAGAATTTGATAATATTGACCTAGAAATACTTTTTTAAGATTTTAAAAAAAAACTTTTAAACTTTTAAACTTTTAAACTTTTTAAAAAGCATTTCTAGTTATCTTAAAATACAATAAAATTGAAATTAATAATTCAATAATTGAAATTAATAAATAAAAAAAAGATGGCTGCTATTCCCCAACAGTATATTGAACTGGATATTCCTACTAAAAACATTTCTGTTGTTGATATTGATATTCAGGGGGAAGATGATATTAAAATTGATATCCCAATTGATGTCCCAATGAATGATTTGGTTAAAAATATGTTGAGTTGTTTTTGTAAATTTCATCAACTGGAACCTATTGAGGAATACAAACAAAAACTTAAAAATGCTATGGACAAAGGTCTTGATATTACTGTTTTAATTGCTGAAAAAGATACTTTTGGGGCTGACAAAATTAAAATGCTCCTTGAAATGTATTAAAAAAAGTAAAATAATATTTTAAAATTTTATTAATATTTTAAAATTTTTTTATTAAACATTTGTTTGCATTAAACTTCCTCTTGTTGATACACCACTCATCATTTGAGCTAAATTATTATTCGTGGAAGAACTAGGTGGTAGTTCTGTTGTTAAATATCTAATTCCTGATAATAAATTATTAACACTGTCATCACTAAATTCACTTGTTATTATCTCATCATCTATAAAATTTTTATTTATTCTATCAAATTTTTCTTTAATACTACTTGGATTTTTTAATAAAGGACAATTTTTAAAAGAAAAATGTAAATAATTTAATTGATTTTGTAAAATTCTTTTTTCATTTTGTGTAGGAGCTCCTCTTCTAGTCATAATCTCAAGATTATCTTTTAAAATATTAATTCCATCTTCTGTAATCATTGAATTATTAAAATTAATAATTAAATGAGTACCTTGAAATTTCTCTTTTGTAATAGTAAAAATATCACCTAGTAATATACCAATAAATAATGTCAAATGGTTATTGTTAAAAAGTTGATTTGAAAAATTTATTTCACTTATTTTAATATTTTCAGTATTTTCCCACCAATTCTTCATTCCTTGTAAAATAATTGTAAATCTTGATAAATCATCTAAAATACTTTCTAAAGTTCTTCCTCTTCCTTTATTAAATTGTGTTTGTCTTCTTTGTGATTGCCCTTTTATTGTATTATTTCTAGTTTTATTTTTCCTTAATGTTTTTAAATTTTTTCTTTTAGAATTTCTTGATTGTCTTAAACTATTATATTTTTGAGTTAAATGTGCATGTAATGGTTGTAAAGTATTATTACTATTATTACTATTATTATTATTACTACTTTTTTTTAAAAATAATTTAATATTATTATTATTCATTTTATTTATTTTAAAGAAAAATTAAAAAATTATAAAATAATACTTAAAACATTATTTCAAATTGTTTTTTATCAGTTTCATTTTCAAAAATAGGTTCAAAATCTAGTTTAATAATTGAACTAAAATTTTCATCAGTTGTTGGTTCAATAAAATGTTTCCAAAAAGCGTGAATAGCAACTTTAGGAACTTCTTTAAATTCATAATCCGGGTTAATATTTTTTTTAAGTCCTCTAAGGTCATTAAGGTGTAATGTAATTTCTTTTTCAATATTAATATGAATACAAACAACATCAATATCTGGACTAATATCTTTTGCTATTTTAATCCATTCATTCCGCATTTCTAGTTTTCCATTAGTAGCATCAATAATACAGCATTTAGAAGTTTCTTTTAAAATAATACTTAATTTAGTAGACATTTTCTTTTTTGAACCTTCTTTATCTAAACTATAAATATTCCAAGTTCTAGGTGTTTTACAACTAGAATTTAAATCTAAAATCTTTTGTGTTAGAGTTGTTTTACCAGATGCAGGAGAACCAACTAAAATAATTAAACGAACTTTAATATTCTCAAAGTTTCCTTCTAGAACATCTTTAATATCTTTCCAAGATTTTAGATTATTTTCAATAATATTAGTTTTACTTTGATTTTCCTTAAAATCCTCTAAATACTTTCTAGGATTAAACCCTCGAAGATTTTCTTTTAATTCTTGAAAAGGGAATTTAGTTGAATCTTCAAAAAATTCTTCAGGAGTTTTAAAATTTAATCCACAATTAATAGCAAATTTAATATCACAATCACTATGGTCTTTAACTCTTCCGCAAGCATCACCTACATAAAATGAATTTTGATAATTAATTTTTAAATTACCATTAAGGTTTTTTTCCATAAATTCCCACATTCCGTAAATAGGCTTACGGTTTAAATCATCTAAAGGTGCTGCTAGAATATATGCAGAAACTTTTAAGAGCTTTTGAATATTAAACCAACGCTTTTGAAAATCATCAAAGGTAAATGAACCTTTTCCACTGTAACTACCTTTTTGATTACTCATAATAACAATTTTATAACCTTTTTTATAATAATCACGTAATTTATCCATCTTAAAGGCAAATCCCCAATCATCAATTGAAATAGGAAATTTCTTACCAATTTCTGGACGAATAATAGTCCAATCTAAATCAAAACAAGCAATATTTACGGAATTATATAATTTTTCAGGATTACAATAAAATAATAATCCATTTGATGATTCATCTTTTTTCCATTCACTATTTTCAGTCATTTTAATGTATTTTAAAGTTTTTTAAGTATTTAATTTGTATATAAATAATAAATAATAATCTATTATTTAAGTTTTTAAATTTAAGTTCAAATAAAAAATTAAAATCAATTTTATTTTTAATATTAATCCAATTCTAGGTACAGTTCATTGATATTTTCATCAAATGAAATTAAATTGGATAATTGTTGATTAGTTTCTTCAAATATTTTTTTATCATTTATGGGTTTAATGGAACTAGAATAGATATTAAAATATTTTTTAAAATCCAAAAAATAATTATTAATTTCTTCATTAAAATTTAATGTTATTAATTCATTATGAATATTATGAAATTGAATTAAATTAAATAAATAAATTGAAAATATAAAATAAAATTCAGTTTGAATAGTTTTTTCTTTTAATTTTTGTTCTAATTCAAAATTATCACCTACTAATTTTCCAATATACTTATACAAATTATCAATACGTTCTTCATCATTATTTTTAGTTAAAATTAAATCTTTTGTTTTATGTTGTTCAATATCATAAATATCTTCATAAAATTCAGACATTTTTTAAAATATTACAAATATTACAAATATTACAAATATTATAAATATTATAAATATTATAAATTGAAATTCAATTTTTATTTAAGAGAATTTTTCAAAATTAATATTTAATTCACTAATAATTTTTTTATTTGGAATATTAATTCCTTGATATATTTCTAAATTAGTATTCATTTCAATATTTTCAACAAATTCAATTTTCTCATTATTCGAATTTAATTTTATATTAAAATTTTTATTAGGATATTTTACAACAATTTCATTTTTATTTTCAAAAAAAATCATAATTTTATTTAAATTTTTAATAATTTCTATTAAATATGAATTATTATTAATTTTTAAACTTTTTTGAGTAAGTATATTATGTATATATTTCAAATAATTTAAAAAAGATATAAATTGTGATATTTGTAGATTTAATTTATTTGGTAAATTATCAGGTGTTGATCCTTCTTCTTTTAAAAATGGGGAAATTATTAAAGTAAAATTTTTATTAGAATTATATTGTAAATATAAACAAATTGCTGACATCCAAGTTCTCATTAAAATTGATACATAAACTTCATTAATTTTAGCTTCATTAATTTTACTGGTATGATTATTTTTATTAGATTTAATATAAATATTTTCTTCTTTATGTAAAATATGAGAACGATATAAAGCAGTTAATATACCCCATAATGTTAGTGAAGGGTCTTTATGTAAAAATTGTTTAATATTTTGTTTTTTACTTTTAAAAAGATTTGAAATTGAATAAGCGTGTCTTGTTATAAATATATTTTTATTATCATAATTTAAAAAAAATGACCATAGATTTTGATTTTTACTAACTATTTTAACATTATTTATTAAATCTTTTGTTGTTTTTTGTGTTTCAATAAAATTATTCATAATATTATTATGACAAACTACTCTGATATTTTGCATAGTTAATAATTTTAATACTAATAAAAAATTATTAAAATCACTTTTTAAAAAAATACTTATGTCAGTTGGTTTTTTAATATTTTTTTTACTTTTTTTAATACTTTTTTTAATACTTTTTTTTTCTATATTAAAATTTAAATTATTAATTTTTTTATTTAAAGTTTCATCTAAATTCATATTAAAAATATTAATAATTTTTTTTAAATATAATAATTCATTTTTTGATTTAATTTCATCTAAATTCATTTCAGTTTTAATTTCATCTAAATTCATTTCAGTTTTAATTTCAGTTTTAATTTCAGTTTTAATTTAAGTTTTAATTTAAGTTTTTGTTTTTATTTTTTTAATAAAAAATTAAAAATCTTTTAATAAATAGCAATATTTTTTCTAAAAAATAAAGTAAATAAAGTAAATAAAGTAAATAAAGATAATTAATATAATTAATATAATTAAAAATAATATTTTAAAATGACTGGTTCTTTATTAGCTTTAGTGGCAATTGGAAAGCAAGATAGTGAATTTATAGGAAATCCTGAAATAAGTTTTTTTAGAAATGTTTATAAGCATCATACACATTTTTCAGTTGAATCAATACCTCTTCATTTTGACCAAGGTTTAGTATTTGGTAAAAAAACAACATTAACAATACCTAGAAAGGCTGATTTATTAAGTAAATTAGTTTTAGAACTTAAATTGCCCTCTCTAGGTCCTAATATAAGTTGGATTAATGCTACAGGTCATTCTATTATTAAAGAAGTTGGTATTGAAATAGGTGGAGTTAAAATAGATACACAAACAGGTGAATTTATGGATATTTTAAGTCATATTGAATTACCTGAAGCTAAAAAATGGGGTTATTATAAAATGATTGCTAAACACGAATTCTATAATAGATTTTCACAAATTACTGAAACAACCCTCTTTATACCACTGCAATTTTGGTTTTGTCGTCATATCAGTAATGCCTTACCACTTGTTGGTCTTCAATACCACGAAATTAAAATCACCCTAGAATTAAGAGAATTTAACCAATCTTGGTATTCAGGACCAACAATGACGGATACTCCACAACCTCTTTTAAATATTGATGGTCAATTACATTGTGATTTTATTTATTTGAGCAACCAAGAAAGAAAATATTTTGCAACACAAGAACAAAGATATTTAATAGAACAAATTCAAATATATGATGGAAATGGTGTTGGTCGTAATACAGTTAATAATAATATTAATGTCTTTTTTAATCATCCTATTAAAGAATTATTTTGGATTTATAAAGCTGATGCTATCAGTGAAACAAATGATTGGTTAAATTTCAGTAAAACCTTAAATTACATTGAAACTCACCAAGAACCACAAGAACCTATAAAAGCCTGCCAATGGAAAATTAATGGACACGACTTAATGGAAGAAAAAAGTGGTTCTTATTTTCGCTTAGTTAATCCATATAGATATTATAACAGAATCCCTGATAATTATATTTACGTTCATTCATTTAGTATGGAACCACATAGATTTCAACCATCAGGACAT